AAGTCAACGTATCTTAAATTAGAAGCAGGTCAGACGTTCACATTTTACAATCCATCTTTAGATTGTGATGACAATAATAGTGGTGCAGCGTTTAATACATTTACTGATCTTGATACAATTAATGCTCAAGCTGATACTGCTTCTTGTGATCTTGAAGTATTTATTGCTAGTACCTAATAGGAGATTATTATGGTAGATTTTATTATCGGATCATGGGGCTTTATCTTGTCCCATGTGCTTGTGTTTGCAGCAGGTGCTTGGATGGGTAAGCCATTGTTTAGTTGGCTTAACGCTAAGTTACCATGGACTGCAAAGTAATTCTGAAGGCGTGCGCGTGGCTCTGCCTTCTTGGGGGTTGTAAGACAACCTCTTTGTTTAAAGATAAGGAAGTTATTACAGAACCAGTACCCAGTATAGTTCAACCACTCTCAACTGATTACAGTTATTTAGGAGGTGGTCTTGTGGTTTTAGCTATGCTTTGTATGGGGTATCTATGGTTCTCAGAATACAAGAAGGCTGATGCCAAAGGAGATTAATTATGGCTTTAACTTACTCAATGACAGATAAAGAATTTGATCCTGAATCTGTAGATACTGTGATCACTCACACATTTAGTCATCAAAGTGCTGTAGTAGCAGATGGTGCAGGCAACTGGGCTGATGGTGCTATTACTTTAAATATTAATGGTTTTAATTACGATCAAGATTTTATTGCTACTGATACTACTCACCCTGATGCAGTTGCTGCTGACTTAGATGTAGAAGTAGCTTGGTATAATAATGGTGTAGAGTCGTTTGATGCAGATATTGTATCTGGTTCAGGAGACGGTATATCGTTAGGAAATTTAGATACTGTAGGTTATCTTGAGTTTCAAGTAACTGGTCTTGAAGAAGGATGTGAGCTTTCTATTCAGTATAACTTAGAAAATAATGGTGATCTATCAGCTAGTCAAATTGATAAGATTAGTGTTGCTCCTGTCAAAGGATTAAATGGCTGTGATTTCCAAACTGTTTTAAAATATCAACAACTTAATCAAAAAATGAATAACCGTTTTGATGCTGATACTAAAGAGTTTAGTAGCTTCAAAACAATGCGTAAACGCATGAAGAAGATTAAATAATAAGGAAATATTATGTCTGAAGAAACTACTGGTGAGACTCCGGCAACGGAACAATCTGCACCACAAGAATTTGTACAACCGGCAGATCAGAATGCTGCCAATGAGAGGGCTGCTTTTAAAACCTACGTCGAAAGTAATGGGCAACAGGTTCCAGAAAACTTTAAAGACGCAGATGCATGGTTTGATTCACTGAAGAATGCTCAGGCTGAGTATACTAAAACTCGTCAAGAAATTGCTGAACTTAAGGATCAGTATGCTAAGACGGGTGAGATTGGTGAGCGATCACAACCAGTACAACAAGAGCAACAACCCGCCGAGGTTGTTCAGACTAGGGAAGATCTCAGAATTGAGAAGCCCGAAGAACCACCACAACTATCAATGAATGATCAGTGGGCAGCTTGGCAACAAGAACTTGCTTTGAGTGGTGACTTTAGTGCCGATACTCGTGGTGCTATTAAGTC